GGCCAAATCCCCCTCCGCCCGCCATTCCCATATATTCAGTTGGTCCGCCAAAGCCGGGAGTGGCGTATCCGCCCCCGCCGCCAAAGAGGACTCCGAGGGACTTTTGCGCCTGACCAAAGAGCTGAAATTGTCCAAACAGCTTGCCGAGTTTGGTATCAGCCAAACCGAACACATGAATAAGCTGGTTCCACTCTTGCGTTAGTTGCTGTATTTCTGTTTTTTGGTTTAAGGCGGCAGATGTGGTTTTCTCAAACTTAATACCAAGCTTTTCCATTTCCTCGCGGGTCAAGCCAAACTGTTCAGCTTGACGCTTCATTTCTTCGTTTGCGTCAAACGCGGCGGCGGCAAGGGCCTGCTCTTTCGTCATTGCGCCCGATGCCATGTTCGCAAGCAACTGCTTGGCGTTCCCCGCCAATGCCGCTTTTTGCTTCTGCTCACTTACGGCTTTGTTGGCTTCAGTGGCCTGCCTCGCCAATTCAGCTTCGGCAAAAGCGGCCTCGCGTGTCTTTCCTATAAAAGGATCAAGTTCAAGAAGCAATTCAGACAGGCTGCCGGAATACTTTTCAATTGCTTGGTTTGCCGCTTCGCGAACTTCCCGTTCTTCCCTCCATTGCGCCTCAAGGCGGTCCTGTTCTTCATGCAGCCTGCGAATCCATTCTTCTTCTTCGCTAATTCGTTGAATGTGCTCTTGCTGGGTTTCGGTGTATTTTTCAAGAGTGCGCCGCGCATCTTCAGCGGCTGTTGTTAAGCCAAGAAACTCCCGCAAAGACGGATCCATTGCATCCACGGCTTCTTCAAACGACATTCGCAAGTCGTCTGTTTCAACCCTAAGATTTTCCGTTTCTTTTTCAAGCGAGTTGTACCAAGGGGCAAGGTTGGCAAGCGCCTCGCCCACCCGGTCAATTGTTTCTATTGTTCCGTACAGAACACTTATGAGAAAGTTGGTGGTGTCGGCGAGCCCGTGGGCCGATGCAACGGCAATCTGCGCCGGGCCTTCCAAAGCCTCGCCAGCCGTAACGCCCAAATCCTTAAAAGCGGCCTTCATTTTTTCCGTGTTCTGGGAAAGGGCTCCGGCAAATTCTTCAACCGCCTTGTCTGTTGCGCCCACAGACTGCTGAACGTCGTTAAGAACGCCTGACAGCGCCCGCCCCTCATCGGCAAACAAAGCGGTTGCGGCCTTGGCCGCTTCAGAGTTTTTCAGTATTCCTTTTAGCCCTTCAATGGTTCCGCCGGAATCCTCTTGCACCTGAACAAGGGTTGCGGCCAAGCCTTCATTGGCAAGTTGCGCCTCATAGCCGTTTGACGCAAGGGCAAAAATGAGGGCGTTAAGCTGGGTGACGGCTTGATCTGTTTTAATGCCTTGGGAAGTTAGCGTTGCAATTGACGCGCCAACCTGCTCAAGTGAAACATCCGCGCTGTTTGCCGTTGGCGCAACACGGCCAATGGCCGATGACATTTCATCGATTGTTGTTTTGCCGGCTTTAACGGTTGCAAACAGAACATCGCTCACCCTTCGGGAATCTTGCGCGGACAGCCTGTAGGCGTTCAGCGCGGATGTTAGGATGTCAGTTGCTTTTGCAACATCGGTTGCTCCGGCAATGGCAAGTTTGTTCGCTTGTTCAACAACCGCGGAAGCTGATTCAAGCGTGTTGAAACCGGATGAGACGGTGTCGTAGAACGCTTTGGCGTTTTGGGTAAGGTCCGTGCCGTATGTTCGCGACAGTTTTCGCGCTGAATTTTCAAACTTGTCAATGCGGGCTGAGTTTTTGGGAAGAACCGTTGACAGCTCCCGCATTTGCTTGTCGAATTTTGCAAAGGCGGCGGTTACTTTGCCAACGGTAAAACCGAGCGCCGCGAGTCCAACGGCAATGGCAATTCCGGCTTTGAGGGCAACAAGCCCCCGGCTCATTGTGAAAACTTGATCCGCGGCCCTTTTAACAGAAGTGCCAACACCTTGAAACGAAGCGCTGGCTTCACCAATCGTTCTGTTTGTCTTTTTAAGGGTCCCCTCAACTCCGTGCAGACCGTCAACAAATCTTGCTCCAACATCCGTGGTTTGATTAATTCTGTTGCCAAGAAAATTAATGCTTGTTTCAACACTGCCAATTCTAGCGCCAAGGTCTTTCAAACCAACCGCCGCAAGGTCAACCCTTCTTGACCAGCGGGTTAGGCTTGCGGTGTTTTCCTGGTTTCTGTCGCCCAGCAAGTTTGCGGTTCGCGCAATGCCGCTGTACGCATTCCCCAAAGTGGCGGCGGTTTGGGTTGCCTTGCTCATTACGCGGGAAAGGCGGGGAAGTTCCGTGCTTAGCCCGACAAAAGCTTTTCCCGCAACTTTAATCGCCCCGCCGTAATTTTTCCAAAAGATATAACCCGCGCCAGCGGTTGCTCCGATTTTTAGAAGGGACTTTCCAGCTTTTAGGGCGGAACTTGACAGGGTTTTGAATCCGCCCTCAGTTCCCGATATGGATTTTTGCAGCTCTTCGTTTTTGCGTTTGGCGTCATCAATCTCCGAGGTGTTAAACCTCATTCGAATGTTGACAATATCAACCATTTTATTCTACCAAACCTTTTGTTTCTTCACCCAGAACATCAACAAGCTGCGTTCCAAGCCAAAGAAAATGCTCACTAACAATCGGCTTGCAGTTTTCCGGTGTAACAATTTCTCCGTTGTTTTCAAGATCTTCAATTTCAACTGTTGCGGCGGCAATAAGTTCAACACCAACAGTTATCGTTTCTTGTACATCCTTTTCGTTTAGATTTATGAGTTTGTCGTGTAGAGGACGAATTTCTGGACTAAATACGCTTCGAAGTTTCCATCGAAAACCGGCAAGTTCCCCATCTGGCAAAACAACGTCATGCCAAACGTCTTCCCGCGGTTCCACCATCCTCTCTATTTTAACTGTGGCAATGTCAAACATTTTGGGTCTCCTGGGTTAAGCCCCATGTTCTGTGTTGGGCGTATGCCAACCAAAGAAAAAACAGTAGTTTTTCCCGGCAACATCTTCAACATCCGAAAGCGAAAGACGAATTATGCCATCTTTGTTTTCGGCTTTTTGCTGTTGCTTTTCACTTTCTGCTTCAGCAACAAGCTTTTCAAGCTCTAGCTTCTGGGTTTTGTTCATGTTTGCCTCCTTTGGCGTTTGCGTTAGTGTTTATACTAACGCAAAAACATAAACTTCGCTAGTGTTTTTTGCAATCTTTTACCCTTTGTCGTGTTCCTTCAATATGCTTGGGACAATTGACACTCCGGCATCGACCATGTTGTGTTTTTCGTTTACTTTTGCAGCATAAACGACTTCGTTTTTAATGTCAATACCTCCGCTATGTTCGTGTTTTTCCCACCCTTTCAAAAGGTTGCCTGTAACAACGGGAGTTGCCCGACGAACTTCCGTGAGCACCCCGGAAGAAAGGCGCTCAAGGAGTTCGTCAAGTTCACGGTTTGAACGTCTGGCAATTTCCCCGATGTCAATGTTTGCCATGCTATGTCGTGTTGCTTAAGGGTGAAACAATCAACTCAATGGTAACGGAAACATTGATGTAGTCTCCCCCCGCCCCCGCGTTGTACGGATTGTATCCCGTAACCAGTCCGCGGAAGTAGGCGGCTTCGTCAGCCGCTTGGTGGGCGGCCCCGCCGCTTTCGGCCTCAAGCATCATCTTAACGACAATGGGGGTTTTCGCCCCGTGCGCCGTCAGGAGCATGGCCTGTCCGGTGTCGTCATCCTTTTTGAGGAACTCAAGGGTCAAAACGCCGGGGTTGGTAATGTCAACCACCTGTTTGGTGACAATGGTTGCGTCCATCGGATCAATGGTTGCAACGTTTCGCTGCTCGCCGGTTGACATGGTCGCCGACAGCACGTGGTTTGCCCGCCTGTAGCGACCGCCGTTTGAAGCGTGGGCGAAGGTTGAGGCCAAATTGTAGGCCGCAACCGTCTGCGCCGTGGGCGTCGCTGTTGAGACGTAGCACTCGCTGCCGTGACCAATTCTGATTTCAGTGGTCATGGTTTAATCCTCCTTTGCCTTGCGGTTTTAGCCGCCGGGCTCGGTTGTCAGCTCAACAGTGGCCTCGATCATAATGTAATCGCTGCCCCCGCCCGCGCTGTAGCTGTTGAAGTTGGTTACAAGACCTTCGAAGCTAATCAGGTTCCCGCTATCGTCAATTCGAAAGGCGTGGGCACCGGTGGCCCTGTACGCGGCAAGAAGCGCGACTTGGCCGGCGTTGTCGCTGTCTTTCAAGAACGTTAATGTAACCGTTCCCGGATTGCGAATGCCTTTTGCCTTGCGAACAAGGCTGGCATCAGTCGGCTCGGAGGTTGCGAGGTTAACCGTCATACCCCCGAAAGTTGCGGTTAGGGGATTTGCGATTGCGGTTCCCCCCGATGTGATTCGGGTTGCGCTGTTCGCGCTCCCGATAAGCACGGATGTTCCGTGCGCGATCCTTACTGTGTTGACCGGCATGGCAATGCCCTCCCGTTACGCGGCGTTTGCGTTGACGGCATGGTATGTTAC